GAAGCTAAATGTTGTTTTGCAATAGGGTCATCAGCAACCAAAGACATTGTGTCTGCAAAATCTTTATTTGTAGAATTAATAACATTTTTTGAAATAAAGTTTTTTGTATCAGCTTTGCCATTAACAACATCGCTATAAATTTTGTTTTGTCTTTCAAGGTCAAAGTCTGCTTTAGCTAATCCACGAGCTTTATCAGCTAATACTTTAATTTGAGCAGTTTCACCTACCATAGGCAATTTTTCTAATTCACCACGAACTTGACCTAAAACATAAGCCTGATTACCATCTCCTGCCCTTTGTGCTTTACGAATTTCAGCAGCCAAATCTGTTCTTAAATTTTCAAAAAGGTTAAAATTCATTTGTTTTTTGCCAGTTTGATAATCAATTAATTTGCGTTGAATATTTGCTGGCAAATAATCTAGCCTATCTTCAGCTTTAAGAATATTTATAGCATTGTCTGCAAAAAGACTGCCATCAACAGGAAATTTACCTTCAGTAGCATCTTCTAAATTTTTATAAGCTTGTTTTGTGGCTTCAGCATTAGCTTTTGCTTTTGCCTCAATATTGCTAATAGCACCTTGTGAATCTGCTACATGACTTTCAGTAAATACATCCGGTGCAACTCTATCTTTCATTGCACTAGCATTTTCTTGCAATATCTTATTTTGTTGATTAAATTCTTCTGCTAATTTTGGTTCTTTGCCTCTTGCATTTAATTCTTTAGAAATTAATACAGGGTCTTGGGTTGCTTGACCAGCAGTATATTTAAGCGGAATAGGTAAACTATCTGCCTTTAATCTTCTATTTAATACATCTACATCAATATCTTTAGGATTTAAAGTTTTTAATGCTTGGCTTAATTCTGGACTTGCAGTTTCAATTGCTTGTTTTAAAACAGTAGCTTTTTGAGTTTCTGCAGCACCAACACCAGCCATAGCTGGTTGGCTCATTTGTTCGGCAGTTACACCTTTTCTAAATTGTGCTAATTCAGAAATAGGAACTTCTCTAGCTTTTAATGCAGCACCTGCTGCTTTACCACCGATTTCTATGCCTTTACCAGCAACTAAACTTAATGTTCCAAGCATATTTTCTACGTCAGCTTTGGGAATACCAGTTTTTTGAGAAATGCTATCTGCGCTTTCACCTACATATTGACCAATAGCATCCATAGCCCTGCGAACAGCTTCTTGTTTATAAGCTGGTTCTTGAGTAATTCCTAAAGCTTTACCAATTGGGCTTTCCAATGGTGATGATACTTTTTGTGCCAACGCTTGTGCTTCTTCAGGGGTTTTTTGTAATGCTCTTGCTCCTGCATAGGTAGCACCCCCTACAACAGCAGGAACAGCACCTAAGGCAATATCAGCAATAGAAGCAAATCCTTTACCTACATCAGTAATAGGCTTCATGGTTTCTTTTGCAGAAACCATAGCTTCTTGTAAATTTTTAGGTTGAGCTTTTTCTTTTGGAGCTAAAGTAGCAGGAGTTGATTCCCATAAATCAGCAAAATTATTTGATGCCGGTGCTCCTGAAACAGTTACTGAAGCACTTTTAAAATTAGGGTCAGATTCAACATGAACTGGGTCTTTACTACCTAATGGTCTATAAAGTCCATATTGATTTAAAAATGAATTAGGGACACTAGCACTAATGTCAGCAGCATTTCCATATTCATGTTGACTTGTACCAGGTTTAGCCACCAAATTAGGATTTGATGATTTATTTGCATACAAATTAGATTGTTCTTGAGTGGTTCTATAACCACTTGTAATTGGCAAAGGATTACCAGTTTTGGCTTGCCAAGCATCGTTTGCTGCCTGAACACGAGCAGCAAAATCGCTTTTTAATCCAGCCATTTTGTCTACTGGTGTTTGTTCCCACAAATCAGCAAAATTTGCCATGATTATATTAATCCAAGTTGACGAGCCAATTTAATTTTTTCACCCATTTCTTTTTGTTGTTCAGGTGACATTGATTTTTTAAGTTTAGCAACTTCTTCAGGAGTAGATTCTTGGAAAATATGGAAATCATTGATTTTGTTAAATTGAGCTAAACGATTTGCATATTCTTGTGGATTATTAGCTACTGGAGCTAAAAGCTTGTATTTAGCTTGATTAAGCTTTTCCATTCCAATCATTTGGTCGGCAATTTGTTTAATGGCTTGCTCATTCATTTTCTTATTAGGATTGGCAGCTTCTGCTAATTGACGAGCCATATCAGTATTTCCACCAGCCAATGACAACATTGCTGAAGATTTGGCTAATTCATCTGTAGACATTTTTTCAGATTCATAAGCAGGGATACCAACAGCATTAAGAATACCGGTAGCCAATTCTTTTCTAGCTCCACCAACACCAGTAAATGATTCAGGAGCAAGTTTTTTAATGTTTTGAAACAATGCAATTCTTGGTTGTGCTCCTGAAGCAGATTGTTGCGTTGCAGTAAAATCTGCGGATAGGTTTTGTGCAGCAACATTAGTCATTCCAGCTTGTGCTGCGCCTGGATTCAATGATTGACGTTGAGTAAATTGCCCTTGCATTTGATTAGTTGCACCAGTTTGTGGAGCAACTTGTGGTTGCATACCAGCTTCATTAGGGGCTGATATTTGATTTGGGCCTGCTTGCAATCCAACAATTTGACCAGCAGCATTGGTAGTATATTGTGGAGTTTGTAATGCTTGTTGTCCTGAAGCTCCAATACCACCTTTAACTGTATTTAATAACATCTGTGGCAACAAATCTGTTTTATGAATAGCAGCATAAGTATATGGAGCAAATATACTTTCAACAGTCTTTTCAGGCAATTTTAAAGCCCTTGCTTTATCTTTTTGCTCAAGCATCACATCCATTGCATCTTCAGGCTTTCCTGTTTTTAGACGTGGGTCATCTAAAGCAGCACCAGCTAAATCATACAAAGCTTGAGTTTGTTTTTGGTTTAAATCAAATACACCTTTTTCTGATGCAGTTTTTTGTTGTTGAATCTCATAAGGCATGGTTGCAGCTTGCTTTTGATAAGCCTGAACACCTCTAGCCATATTCACAATATCGCCAATGCTAGAACCTGTTTGTACAGGTTTTACAGTTAAGTCAGTATTAAATCCAAAATCTGCCATATTAAGCTCCTGCTGCGCTTTGGTTTTGGCCTAATAAACTAGCCAATAAAAGGTTATTTGCGACTCCTGTTGCACCACCAGTTAATGCGCTTGCGACTCCAGTTTGACCTGCAGCTTGAGCAGCAGCACCACCAACTCCAAGTTGAGCTTGTGTAGTTGCAGCATTTTGTGCCAAATTACCTGTTTGTGTTTGAGATGTTTGACCAATACCAGCTATGCTTGCCAAGCTGTTATAAATGTTTTGACGTTGAGATTGGTAATTACTAAAAGCGTTTTGATACGCATTTTGAGCAAGTCCTTGGGTATAGTTTTGCAGACCTTGCAAAGTATTACCACCAACTCTGCCACCTAAAGCATTAGCAGCATTTAAATTAGCTTGTTGTCCTTGTTGTAATTGAAAAGCATAACCAGGAGCTAATTGAGCATTTAAATCGCTTGCATTAAATTGATTGGTTAAATAACCTGTTCCAGTTCCAGCACCTGTAGGATTACCATTAGCATCGTATTGCACATAATTGCCAGGCATTAATGAATTAATAGTATTTAATGCGCCATATCCAGCAGTTCTATATGGTTGTTGTTGTTGGTTTTGAATATTAAACATATTCGCAGTAAGCTGTGATGCGTTATTAGCTGCATTAGCTTGAATCTGCGCTGCTTTACCAGAGGCATTAGCTCCTAAAAGACTGCCTAATAAATTAGTTCCTGCAGATACACCTAAAGCTGTACCAAGACCACCACCGCCAAGACTTCCTAATAAACTACCACCTGCTGCCGTTGCTGGAGCTGCCAATCCTGATGATGTTCCTACTAATGAGCTACCTGATAAAGGTGTAAGTCCAGCAGAAGCATCAATTGCGCCTGTTGTGGGGGCAGTTATTGAACCAACTGTGCCACCGCTAGTTAGACCTGTTGCGCCTGCGCCACCAGTTAATCCTGTGCCACTAGATACACCAGATGCATCAGCAGTTAATCCGCTTGCATCAGGAACGATGTTTGAAGGAATAAATGAAGAAGCAGTAATTCCTGTACTTGTTGATGGTGTTGTTCCAAGGGACAAAGCTGTTGGGTCGCTTGCAACTTGAGTGGCAATTGCAGAAGGGTCTAAACCTGCTGCGCTAATAGCAGAATCAGATAATGTTCCTGAATCTGCTGCTGCCAACAAAGTAGGGTCAGTAATACCTGCTGCTAAAAGTGCTGCACCACCAATGGTTGCCCAACCGCCAGGAATACCATTGTTTATAGCGGAATCAAGACTTGCAAGACCACCTAGTAAACCACCACCACTACCATCTGTACCTAAAGCACTAGAAATAGGGTCTGTAATAGCAGAAACAATACCGCCACCGCCACCAAAAGGAGTTCTTTTTAAATCCCAAGTCCAACCGGAATGCTTGCTTTTTAACATATATCGTTCTCCACAAGAATGTATCGTTCTTTAAATCCAACCCTGCGCCATAATCTAGCAATGGATTCTCGAACACCACCTTGTATTTTGGTTGCTCCAAATTGTTTCAAAATAGCTACTAACTGCTTGTAAGTGTTTTTATTAAAGATGTTCTTGCCACCAATCGCAGTTACAAAACCAATTCTGTCGTTAGGCATATTGATAAATGAAACTGTTAAAGCACCTTTAATAAACTCACCTTCATATATTCCTATTAGTAACCATTGATTACTAACTACTGCCATTCTTACTTGGTCAATCGTATAATCACCATCTGCAAACACTAAAGCTTTTTCAATAAAATCAGATACTTGTGGCCACTTTTGAGCCACTTCGTCTGGCAATATTCGTTTTAGTATCATTACTAAACATTATAATAGGGAACTTTGTATTTTTTACCATCTATTGTTACATTCATAAATCCCACAGGATTAGCTGGCAAAGTGGCAGAGCCTCCTGTAGCCGTAGTCGCAGAACTAAAATTAAGCAAATTTAAAAAGAATTGCTGCCATGCACGAGTAGGTCTTTTAGTAGTTCCATCCAAAAACTCACTTTGTGGATAAGGGTTACTTTGCGATGTTGACCATAAACCATTATTCATTAGTTTTCTCCTACAGAAGCTTTTAGGTTGGCAGACACAATAACCGCCTTTACAGGGTCAGTAATCACCACTTCATATACTCGGTCACGAGCAGTACCTAATCTGCGCCAAATGGCACGATTCTTGTATTTACCTTGTTGACCTATTGGAATCCAATATTCCCTGCTCCAAGTAGAGCCACCATCATTAGACCAACGCAACATAGCCCTAGGATTAGTATAAGTAGTAGTTTGGTCTACATTAGTTGCGCTTCCAATCACAATGGTTGCCAATGCCGAAATAGTGGCTATTTGTGTAGCACCAATAATATAAGGGTCGCTTACATAAATATTTGGATTGGTAAAAGTACCACCTATGCCTACACCTGGTTGAAACTGTAATTGCAATTCGTCAAAAAACTCTCTTTGCAAATCTTCAACTAAATGAGGGCATCTACGCAATCTTCGGATTTCATCGCCATCATCGGTATAGTTATTAGGGTCTAGCTCGTAAATCTTGCCATTTTGCCAATCGCCTACCAAAACCATGCCTTGAAACAAAGCTAGGCAGTTGCCACGATGACGATGGTAAACGTTATTAGAATCAACCCAAAGCCATTTATGCCACATACCGCTAGTATTGTCATAAGCCCAAGTTAAATCTAGTGTAGGGAACGATACAACGTAAACTTCATGGCCTTCTAACTGATAAGTCCAAGCTACTGCATCGCCTACATATTGATTAACCAAAGTATTTTCTACGGCATGAGTAGAGATACGAGTAGGGGTATACCCTTGCATCATCATAATTTGGGCTTGACCACGAATATTACGGCTGACATATGCAAAAGAATTACCAACACGAGCTACTGAAAATTTAGCTACGATGCCATGCTGGGTAGAAGTGCCAGGAATACGTTGGAATGGAAACGGAAAAGTTCCTACGTCAGTCCATACTTCGCTTGAGTTTTCGCCTAATAAATAAATTTCACGATGGTCTACTATTAAGGATACAAGGTTATCCGGTGAGCCATCTTTAGAAGCAAAGCTTAAAGGCTGTGTAATAGGGCTTAGGGCATCAGAAGCAGCAAATAATTGAGTATTTGGGTCGTTATAAACAAAGTAGTTATCTACAGTATCTACGACATCAGCACCTGTAAAAGCACCATCTGTATTAGGAATAACAGTAAAGTTTAGGGCATACATCTGTTCAGAGCTAATCGTATATGCCTTGTTAATATAGTATTGAGAGCCAGCAGTCACAATTTGGGTAATGATTGTGCCATCGGATATTCCTGCGCCTACAATCGTTTGACCTAAATATAGCGTTACAGAAGGGCTTACTGTTAATTGATGGTAAGTGATACCGCTTACCACTACATCAGCAATTGCGCCTTGAAATGGAATGGTTGCAGAAGCATACATCTGCGTAGAAGCTACAGTTTGGCTTTTATTTAATGTCCAAGTAGTTCCTGAACCTGACAAAATAACTGTTTCATTGCTTAAACCAATACCATATAAAGCTTGACCAATAGCCAAAGTACCTGAATAGGTACGACTAACAGTTAATGTAGTTCCTGAAATAGATGCTTGAATGGTTGCTGATGGTGGATTATTGATGCGCCATGTATAGCGATAAGCACCATCGACAATATAGACGTTTACTCCGTTATCGGTAATGCCTACTCGACCAGCAGAAGTATTTAATTGACCGACAATGACAGGATTTAAATTGGCTGATAAAACATATACATAAGGGCCACAAACTGCCACCATTTGATTGCCACCACTAACAGTACGCATTCCACGTACTTCTTGGGTATTAGGCAAAACAACTTGAGTAGTAAGTCCTGGGGTTGGATAAAGCGCAACAATACCTCTTTGACCTGGCAGTTTTAAAGGGTCAATTTCAGGTCGAAAATTAATGCACTCTTGAGCATCCTGATAAATCGAGGGTGCTTCGTAAGATGGCCCAACAAATCCAAAGTCTGCCATTTTTTACCTTATCTAAAGAAACCGCCAGAAAGTATCCATCCAGCATCTTTTGCCCTACCTACCAACATTGAATCAGGATAACCTGCAGCAGCTATTGGCATCATATTATTGCGTTTAATAGTTGATTTTGCTTGTGCAGCGTAAGCTGAAATCATGCTAATTTGCGTTTGTGAAGCCTTGCCATACATCGGCATCAATCTTTCAGCTAAGTTCCATCTAAGAGCCATTGAATAGCCTTGTGGAAGTACTATGTTGTCGTTAAGACTTGTATAGTTGCTAAAGATAGTAGATGAGAACATATGCATCTCACCTTGGCTAGGATTAGGCCATACAAATAGATTGCCTGAAATAGCGTTAGGATTGTAATAAAGGGCTTTAGGCCAAGGGCCATTTAAAGTCTTTAATCCAATTTGGTTGTAGTTTTCTAATGCTAAAACCGCTACTTGATAATCTAAACCACCATTAGGTACAGCTTGACCATTAGACTGAGTGTTTACCCTTACATAAGCTTGGTCAATAAACAAAGGCTTTTGATAATAAGCAGTTAAGCTACTAGAACTAACAGCATTGGTATAGTTAATATTAAGTTGGTAAGTTCCAGTTTCGTTTACTTGACCACCAGCACCAGTTAAAAATTGAACAATTTGAGTGCCTGGAAGGATGCTTGTACCGCTTAAAGTTTGTCCTTGAGCAATAGCACCGCTAGTCAAGCTAGTAACAGTCAAAATATTGCCTGAGATAGAACCTGTAAATACTGCACCGATAAAGTTAGCAGTAGAAGGATTAGGGCCAATCGTATATTGAACTTGTCCTGGAATCAAAGGAAAAATGATTTCAGTAGTGTTATATACCATCATGTCCTCGTTAGACCATTGGTCTATAAGGTCATTAAGCATATCAAAGGCATCGGCAGCAGCTTCCGGTGTTGGAGTTTCACCAGCTTCTAATGCGCCAATGTCTTTTAAAGCACGAGAAATTATGTCGATTGGCTGAGTCATTTTATTGTCCTGGTGTAAATACTTGAGGTTGCCAAGGAGGAATTACTGTATCTTCTAATGCTTCTAGTTGCTCTTGTAGTCTAGCAGTTATATGGCATTGACCATCTTTTACAGCTTCGCCTTCAATCCAACCAGCTACCATTTCTTCTGTAACTTGCTCAAAAGGCACTTTAGCAGTAGGGCAGTCAAAATACCAATTACCCTCAGTTTCTATTGATTTATCATTTTGCGTTGCAATAACATGATAACGAGCATGGGTAATTACCCCATCTTTAGCAAAAACTTCTAGGATTTTCCAAGTAAACATTATGCGCTTGGTGTTTTTGTTGATTTAGCTAATTGCGTTTGTTGCTCTGGTTTCATATCTTCTAATACATACTGCACATCATCAATGGTAATCGGAGTTGTTTTTTTCTCGCCCATGTCATTCTCCTTGTGGTTAAAAAATTTATGCTAACTGTTCATCTGTTGGTTTTGCTAAAGTTGGATGATTCCATTCTTTAATATAAACCCCTTGACCATCATCTTGCAAATGAATTGTTCCAAATTCAGGATTAAAGTCTTGTGATGTTAATTCTGGATAAATAGAAATTATTTTTTCAAACATTACGCACCTCTTACCATGATTGCTGAAAATTGAGTAGATTGATTATTTCCTGAACCTGTGCCAGCACTTCCTGTATAAACATAAGCCTGAATATAATCAGAAGTTCCATTTAAATAAACAATTGTTGAAGCTGTAGTTCCAGATTGTGTTCCTGAAGTTATATTTATATTAGAACCATTACACCAAGCTGCACCATTTTTATATATAGTGGCTTGTGCTTCTTGGTTTGTATTATTAGTTCTAACAATCAAATTCACTTGATAATATCCAGCTACATTAGGCAAAAAAGCATAAGCTGGAATACTTCCAACAGTTGAACCTGTATTATTAAAACATGAAGCAGTATCCCAATTTTTTGCTTGAAAATTAATTAAATTTGAAGTGCTAGAACTATAAGATTGATTTGAATTTTGATATGCTGAAAAAGTTGGAGTTCCAGTTAAACCTTTTGGAGCATTAATTTGACCACTTCCACTAGGGCTTGTAGTAGTTCCAACCAATAAATTACCACTATTATCAAGGGTCATTGCTTGAGTAAAAGTTAATGCCGCTCCTGCTCCTGAATTATTGACAGCAGATACAAACCATTGATGACCAGCATTACTTGCATTTTGTATATAAGCTGCTGCATAACCATTTGATTTATACAACCAAGTTGGTGATGTTGCTGTTCCTGTGTTATAAGCATTTTGAGTTACTAATGCTTGTCCAACAGTTGTATTTTCAATGGCAAAAGAACCAAAAGAACTATCAATAACTCTATAACCACTATTCCAAGAAGAAGGTAAAAAATTTAAGCCTAAATTTGTTCCATTAAATTGTAAATTTGCAGAATCAGCTTCTAGTCCACCTGTTGTTGAATAAACGACACGACCTGAAGTCAATCCTGTATTTGTAATGCTGGTAAATTTACCTGTGCTAGGCGCAGTTCCACCAATAGCAGGAGGAGAGGCTAAATAAGTGCTAAATCCTGCGCCTGATACTGTTGAGCTTGCGGATAAAGTAGTAAAAGCACCTGTATTAGGAGTTACAGAGCCAATAGTGCCTGGTGCTGTATATACGCTTGTTGCAAGCATTGTGCTTGTAACTGTGCCTGTATCGCCTGTAGTTACAAAAGTGCCGTTTATGGCAGGTACGTTAATAGAAAAGTTAGTAGCAGGATTAGGGCCAACTAGGGCTACCTGACCGCCTGCTGTTGCTTGAAAGACTAATTGACCCATGATTTTTCCTTATGGTGCTATATAAATTGTTGAGCCTGTGCTTAAAGCTCCTGTTGATGGATTGTATTTTAGCGTAGATGATGCTGTTTTCAAAGGCTGATTACTACCTGTAGCAGCTACAAAAGTAGGGTAATAGTTAGCATTAGTGCTTGCATCGGCTACAGCTACGTTTGTTGCGTTTGTGGCTGTTGTAGCGGTTGTTGCAGTTCCAGCATTACCGCTTATTGAGCCTGTAATAGTATTTGCAAAAGTCCATACTCCTGCGCTTGATACTGTTGCGTTGTCAGCACCGCTATTTGTAACAAAACGAATAGAATTAGAACCTGTTGTTCCAATTGCCAAATCAGCACTAGTGGAAGTCAAATACACCATATTAGGTGCGCCAAAACTGTTTGTACCAGCAGTACCTGCCCATCCACTACTGTTCATACCAAAATCACCATAATAGGTGGTTGAAGTAGTGTTGTTGTTGCCTACAATTACATCTGAAGAAGCTGCTGCACCAGTATTGGTGTTTTGTATTTCCATCTGAATGTAGCTATTTTGACTAGCTTGCATTGTCAAAATATGGTTGTTATCGCTATAACTCAATGTTCCGTAAGCAAAAGCACCTTGGCTAGATGAACCTGAAGTGGTTTGATTTGCAATAAATTGACCAGTTGTAACGCTTGCAGGAAGGCTTAAAGTAACTGCGCCTGTAGATGCAGATGCAGTAATTTGATTAGTTGTACCAGATATTGAGGTAACACCACTTGTAACAGTAGCCCAAGCAAAAGCAGAGCCTGTCCATTGTAAATAAGTGCTTGCAACTGTAGGAGCTGTAATAAATCCTGTAGTGCTAGAAGCAGTTTGATAATGAATTTGGTTGGCTGAACCACCAGCTATATTTGTAGCTGTAGTTGCAGAAGTTGCTGTTGTTGCAGTTGCAGCATTACCCCCAATAGATAAGTTTGCTACTGCAGTTGTGCTAGATACTGTAAATGGAGCTGTTCCTGTAGCTACTGTTGATGTTATAACACCTGATGCTGAAATAGTAGTAAATGCACCTGTTGTAGGTGTTGTAGCACCAACAGTACCATTAATATTAATTGAAGCTGTGCCTGTAAGATTAGTTACTGTTCCGCTTGAAGGAGTGCCTAAAGCTTCACCATTGACTACAAAAGCACCAGCAGAACCAGTATTTACCCCTAAAGCCGTAACAACACCTGTGCCTGTAGTAATTGTAGATGGAGCCACACCTGCACCGCCACCAACCATTAAAGCATTTGCAGCTAAAAGTGCTGAAGATGCCCAAGCTGATGCGCTTGTAAAGTAGGGAATACCGCCAGAAGTACCAGCTACTGTAAGAGCTAAAGTGCCTGAAGTAGTAATAGGCGAACCAGATACAGAAATAATGCCTCCTGTAAAGCTTTGCGCTACAGAAGTTACACTACCTAAATTTCCTGTTAACGCTACACCATTTGCACTTAAAACACCTGTAGATGGCACAAAACTTAGCTTTGTAGAGCTAGTTGTGGCAGGGTTATTACCTGTCGTTGCTACGGATAAAACAGGATAATAAGTAGAAACAGAACTTGTATTGTCCGTAATAGCAATATTTGTAGCGTTTGTTGCTGTCGTAGCCGTAGTAGCTGAACTAGCGTTTCCGGTCAATGCACCTACAAAAGTAGTTGAGGTTACGCTTGTCAGACCTGCAATAGTGGTCGCTGTACCGCCTAAACTAATAGCTGTAGAGCCAATAGTAATGCTTGAATTAGTTAAAGCAGAGTTTGGAATAGAAGTTAATCCTGCTCCTGAACCGCTAAACTGAGTAGAAGTAAATACCCCTGTGCTAGGGTTGTATTGAAGTTTTGTGGAACTTGTGTATTCAGTTGTTAGACTTCCACTTGTTTGATTAGCGAATAAAGGATACCGAGTGCCGTTAGTAGTAGTGTCATCGGTTACTGTTGCATTTGAAACAGGAGTTGTCCAAGTAGGAGTTCCTGTACCTGCTGAAGTTAAAACTTGACCTGTTGTGCCTGCTGCGCTAATTGCTAAAGCAGATGCCCCTGAATAAACAATTCCACCAGCTACGGCAGTTAAATTAGCATTCGTACCACCATTAGCAAGAGCTACTTGACCTACAATATTGCCAGCCTGAACCGATAAAATGCTTTTATTAACGTAAATTGCGCCATTGCTTGAATTAACATAAGCCACAGTACCAAGTTTGATTGCATAACCTGTTGGTGGAATGGTGTTTTGGTAAAAACCAGCAGAATAAGGGGATAAATAAAGTGTATCGCCTACTGTATAGCTTCCTGTATTAACCCCTTGAACCAATCCAATAGTGGTTACATAACCAGCCGTTCCTGTAGGAATAGCTTGATTAGCCAATCCAATGACGTTGCCTGTTGTTAAACTATTAGCAATTGCCAAAGCTACGTTTGGATAAGTAAATCCGCTACTTGTAGACGTTACATAAACAGGCTGACCTACGTTAATGGTAGAACCTGTATTGTTATATACTTTTAATTGGATTTCTTCACCAATATGCAAGGTATTGTTAGTTACATCGTTGTAATACGCTAATGAATTTACTGTGCTGTCATACCATAAGCGACCTGCTGTATAGCTAGGGGCAGAAGAAGCTGTGTAAGTTTCATAACTAGAAATCGTAGGAGTAGCCATCGTTACGCTAGTTAGCGTAGAAGCTGTTGCTCCTAATGCAATATTGGTTGTTCCAATCGTTAGGCTTGAATTAATCAAAGCACTATTTGGAATAGAGCTAAAGTTAGTTCCGGTAAGCGTAGGAGTGGTTGTATAAGACAAACCGCCACTACTTTGCAATACCCCTGTTCCTGCTGCTAAAAATGTCGTTGTGCTTGCAGCAGATTGGTAAGGAATGCTATTTGTTGCACCGCCAGCAATATTTGTAGCCGTTGTAGCAGTCGTAGCAGAACCTGCGCTACCACCAATGGATAATCCGCTTGCTGTGCCTGTTAAGCCTGTTCCAGGGCCACTAAATTGGCTAGAAGCTGTAATCGTAGTACCACCAACAGTTGAACCGCTTATCGGTGTTCCTGTAATGCTACCGCCTGTAATCGCTACGTTACTTGCGTTTTGCGTAGACATAGTGCCAAGACCGCTTACTTGCGTATTAGCAATAGCAATCGAGGTATTGGTAACGCTAGTAACTTGTCCGCTTGCATTGGTTGTGAATACTGGAACTGCACTTGCAGAACCATAAGTTCCTGCTGTTCCTACAGGGGTAATGCTAAAAGTGTTAGATGCAAGGCTTAACCCTGTGCCAGCATAATAAGTATTAATTCCTGAAAACTGCACCCAAGGCATAGCGGTTACGTTGATTGTGCCTGTTTGTGTTGCGGTGCAAACCCAACCTGTATCACTTTGACCACCATTTAAGATTACTGTGTAAGCACCTGGTACTTCTGCCCAAACATCCATATCAACGGCACGATTCCATCCTGTAGTCGATGCAATATAGATGCCATTAAATTGGCTAGAACCTTGATTCTTGACGAGAACTCTATCACCTGATAGGGTAGTGTACCCATCAATCGTTTGTAGCCCTGAAAGCGTTATATTGGTAGTTGTTGCAACTGCACAAGCAGCTTTAGGGCCAAGTCCTTGAGCTACAGTATCAACATAAAACTTATTAGCTATGTCTGTAGCATTTGTAGGAGTTGTAGAAATCTGTCCTGTTGTTGCAGAAACATTGGTAAAAACACCAGTAGAAGGGCTTGTGCTACCAATAGGACTACTATCCAAAGTAGAATTGGTAATGGTTAACCCTGATTGAATAGGGCTAATTGTTGCCAAAAAAGGCTGTCCTTGACCTATGAAAGTTTGAAAATTTCCATAGACATCAAAGTAAGCCTGAACAGGTAGTAGATTTTGGTCTACTGTTTTGGCTGGATTAGCCATAGCTATCCTTTAATTAACCAACTAGCCAGTTTGTACCATTAGAAACAACAGGAACAGCATTTGAACCACCACCAGCAGCCGTTGCTAAAAAAGTAGTTGTTGTTGAGTCTGTAATAAAACTTCTTGTTCCAGCACCAGCAGTTGCAGCAGAAGGCAAAGAAGCAAAAGTTGTCGCAGCAGTTTTTACTGTGCTTGACCAAAATGCAGCAGCACCTGGGCCAGCAGAAGTTAATACTTGACCTGCAATACCTGTATTTAATGAAGTTACTTCACCACTAGAATTTGATGTTCCAGAAAATCCTACACCACCAAATTGATTTACTCCAAATACAATACCACCACCATAATATTGAGATGGATTTGTATTCATTTGAATGGTGGAAAAACCATTATCAAACATTAAACGATAGTTATAAACACCTGCATCAGGGTCAGTGTTATCCCAAAATGCAAAAGTACCTGCTTGTGAGTTTTTAACACCAAAATTGGGATAACCTAAAACACCATTTTCTGCGGTTGATTCAAATACTCCTGAATCTAAAATGCCTGTGCTAGGGTTAAATGTTAAGTTAGGTGAATCAACATCAAACGTTGAAACAGTTCCACTATTAGCATTTGTTAATACTAAGTTGTAATTTACATTGCCAGAAGTGTCATTAGCAATGTTAACGCTACCTGTAAGTCCACCAGCGATACGTTGCCATACACCAGTATTGCTAAAAATAACCCAATCGCCCACGTTCCATGTAGAAATACCATTTAATGAAGTAGAGCCAGCAACACTAACAATATAGTAATAGCCAGCAGTACCAACACTAGAGGTTAATGTAGGAGTGTTTGTAGAAGCATTCCAAGTCCCTTGGTAGGATAAAGCTGAAAAAGTATTTTCAGCAATTGATACTTCATTTAATACAATATCATTTATTCAAGAATGTGACAATGCGTCAATTTTAAATATATTACTTTATAATAGTGAAATTAAAAAAGAATCTACATATAAAATAGAAATTGCGAATTTTCAACCAGATGAAGAATTATACGCCGCAAAACATTATTTAGTACGCGAATCATTAGAATCATATCCAATTTTATTTACATTAAGTTCAAAAAATTTTAAGAAAACAATAAGTGATTTTATGAGTATTATTGGTAATGGAACTGATACGATTTTTCTAGAAAAAGATTCAGATGGCCCGCTTAATTTTAGTTATAGTGGCATTGATATT